AAATCTGGCTGCAAGATTAGAAGCTGCAACTAGAAACTACAAAGATGATAATGGTAAAGTGGTACCTACTCTATACTCATCTTATACGAAAGAACAATTGGTTGATATTAAATCAATTGAAGTAGATAAGATAAAGGTGAAAGGTAAAGAAGAACTGATCACTATATTCAAACCAGAGGAGAACTCACATGACGCTATCAAGGCAAGTGGCAACAATGCTACGAACATATCAAAGGGAGAAAAAAATGAAACAATTAAAGAAACAAACTAGAGTACAGAAATCGAGAAATTTATCAACTTTGTCTAAAATGCCAAGATATCAGACGGCATGATGAAAAAAACAATCGCTTAGCGCAACGCTAGCAAGGAAAACGATAGGGGGGTAGTATGATTATACCCCCTTAAATTGCACCACCATACTGTAATTGAAGTGCTTTGAATGTTTGATCGTTTGGTGTTGTCTCTTTACCAACTGACACAGTACCATTAGTATTATTAACCTGTGTTTGTTTATTATCAGTATTTACCACAATTACATTTTGATTATCTAATTGTGTTTGTAATTCTTGTAACTCTGATATTCTATTCAGTAGTCTTTCTCTATCACCACCTTCAGTTGCTTCTGCCATTGTTTGTAATTCTTCTATTCTTGCAGGTATACCTTCAGCAGTTAATCCTGTTTCAGCTCTCACTTGATCAATAAGTGCTTGTCTATCTCTAATAATTTGTTCTTGATATTCTCTATTACCACTAAAGTTAGGATCATCTAATTTTGCTTGTGCTTCATCAAGTCTATCTTGTAAATATTCTATTTGATTTTGTGCGTCTCTATTTTGTCTAATAGTTCGCATTTGAGCTTCAACATCATCTTCTGTGAAGAAATCAATAATCTTTCCAAAACCTGGTACATTTTGTGTCAACCAACCAAGAATGTCAAAATCAAATATTTTTCTAAATAAAGAAACAATACTGTCAATAGGATTAAATATTACACTTAATATTTGATCTAGTATATCACTAAATCTAAATGAAGCAAGTGCCTCTTCAGCACCCGTAAAACCCATTTTACCAAGTACAAAACCTACAGCACCTTTTAAGAGATCAAGTGGAGCACCAATTATACTATTAACTAAACCTTTTATACCACCTTCAAAACCTGCCATCAATTTTTCAATAAATCCCTCTGGTGCTTCTTCGCCTTCTTCTAAATCTGTACCAAAAAATCCTGCATAGAAACCTTTTACTGTATCAACCAAACCTATGATAATTGTAAATGGTAAAAATAACTTACCTAAAAATTTTAAAAACCCACCTGCCTTTGCACCACCAGCACTAAAGAAATTAGTTACTGTTGATATTACAGGTAATTTAGCAAGAGGTGCCATGACGGCAGTAAGTGTTTTTCTTAACTTATCTAAAGGTGAGAGTAATTGTTTTGTTCTTGATGATATACTCATAAACCCACCTCTAATACTTGTAAATGCTGCCGCAATTGGTGCTGTTAATGTTGTTAAAGTTTTAGTTAAAGGTGCAAGTGCTTTTGCTGAACTAACCTTAAATGCGTCTAATCTAACTTTAAGACTATCTAAAGTTTTCTGAATAATACCTGTTGATTTGACATTTGCGTCTTCAGCTGCTGTTGCCACTGTGGCTGTTGTTGCAGATACACCTGTTAATGCTGCTTTAATTCTTGCAAGTCTTGAGACTGCTAATGCGCCTAGTGGAGCAATACCTTTATAATCTTCTGGTTCAATTGCTGCATTGTCATTGAAATCTTTTAAAAATTCAAAAACTTTTAAGACACTTTCAAAAAATAATGTAAGACCTTTTACTGTATAAGTGAGTATTGATGTAGCAATGGGTTGAAGTGCTTTACCTGCAGGTATTATTATGTCTTCAAATACATCACCAATTGCTCTAAATAAATCACCTACTGCGCTTTTAAATAAATCATCTTGTAATGCTTTTATAGTTATTAATAGACCAGCAAAGAATAATGTTACACCACCAAGTAATGCTTTAAGACCTGAGAATGTTTTACTAAATGAGCTTTCTCCTAAGTCTTTACCTGATACTGGATCTTTCCCTTCACTTTCTGCTAATAATCTTGCTCTTTCTTGTTCATCAGCAATTTGACGCTGCATTTGTATAGCGTCTTCTTGCATACCAACTGATTTTGCAAAGTCTCTACCTAAGTCTTGTAAACGAAATGCTAAATTTTTATTGACATTAGAAAGACTAATACGATTTTGTTCTTTACTATCATCAATAGCCTCTTTATTCTCTCTTAATTGATCTATTACTCCTGCAAAATTCTCAGCCATATTTACTTCTTACTTTTACTTGTTCCAGCATATAAACCAAACCATGCTGCTCCAGCACCAACAACTATTGATACTAAACCAGATTGTGCCATGGTTGGGTCTGCTAGATCCATAAACCATATAGTTACTTTATATAACAAATAGATATAGGTTGTGATGAATACTCTAGGAAATATACGCCATTGATCTACTGCCTTTGCAAGATCAATCAATCCTTGATATCTATTTTTACTAGAATCAACGGTAGATGTATCTATCTCTAATTCTAGGTTGACTTTTTTAGTCTGTTCAGCCATTTTATCTCCTTGCCTTCGCCTCTCTCTGTCTTTTGTTTTCTTCCTTTATATGTTCATTCAATAAAGTCAGATATATTTCTCTTTCATATGGTATCATATTTTCAATTTCAGTTAATGACCAATGGTGTAACTGTATCATTTTAAAATTCAAATCATAATAAGTTTCTAAATTAATATGAGAGAGGCATACTAAAAAAAACTTTGCATACCTTCTATTGTTACCTTACCCTTCTTTTTAGTTTTAGGGTGTGTCAAAGTTACGGTATGAGATAACTTTGGCATTGTAGAAAAGAACTTTTGTATTGTAGCAAACTGATTTTGTGTTAAGTTTTCAACAAATTCAGTTAATTCTTTTTTACTTAAATCTCTTGCTTCATAAGTTTCTACACCATCAATAATTTGATTAATGCAGTTTGCAGTAAGAGCGACAGCGTCTTCAGCTGTAAGTTTAGTATAGTTTCTATCTACAAATGTTTTCATTGTAGGATAATTCATAATAACACTAACAGTATCCGTAAGATCAAATTTGTTAGTGTGTTTTTCACCAACTTCTACTTCAACTTTCATTAAGTCTACCTCAGTAGGTATCTTAACTTTTTCATCACTAGGAAAAGCAAGATTTAATGTTACCTTTTCACCTACTGATTTAGCTCTTATTTTTAAAAACATATATTCAACATCAAAAGAAGGTAACCTCTCTATATCTACCTTATCAAATGTACATGCTCTCACAACATCACTTAATGCATTAAACATTTCTTTTTGTTCACCTTCTTGTGCCTGAAGTAATATTTTTTCTTCTTTAACCAAGAAAGGTCTGTATTTCACTTTTTCGTCCGTGCTAGGGACATTCAACTCAAATGTTTGAGTATTCAACTTTGGTAAAGCCATAATATCTCCTTATAATTTAAAATGTAAATGGTGGGAATATCTTTCCACCAAATACCCTACCAATAGGAATAGAGCGTTTCAATTGATTAATTACTTGACGCCCAGTCCTTCTTAATTCAGGTGGTAATCCATCTAAGAATCCACCGCCTGATTTTACAACACCAGATGATAAACCACCAACTTTTCCTGTGCTGTCTATATCTAGTCCAAAATTCAACCAATCTCTGTATGCGAATGAAACCTCAATCGCAACAAACTGATTTTGATTACCACTATCATATTGTATTTGATTAATGGCTGTTGGTAAACACTCTCTTAATCTTACACCATATGTTATACTATCTCTATCATTTAGACTATCAAACTGACCTAATTGAAATATGTCAATGGGTGCAGTATATTCATCATAAAAATTAAACATACCTGTTTGATTGTTATAAACTGTATTTTGCCACGCCTCAAAAAAGGTTCTCAATCTTAAAAACTTATCACCAATAAAAGTAGCAGTAATATCTGAATATTGAACCTGTGTTGGATATTTATATGGTGCTCCAGCAATACGATATGGACTTGTATTAATTGTTCTACCTGGCATTGTTATGCTTGTACACATTAAACCAATACCTTCTTGCATTTCTTTTTCATAATTGAATGTGGTTCCGTATCTTCCTGCAGGTCCTACACCTCGACCTGTGCCCTCAAAAAATAATGGTTCTATTGCTTCTTTTAATTGACCACCTTTTGGTAAACTTATTCTAACTAGATAACGAGTATTACGAGCAACACCTTCTCCTTTTGCAATTGCTGATCTAAAACGATTGATTGTTGTTTCTGGGTTTGCTCTTTGTTTTAGTCTAGGATCGCCAGGTATATTATCATATTCTCTACCTCTTGGCAACCCTATTCTTATATCAAAGGGTCCTACTCTTTTGCCGCCTCTAAATATTGCCATGTTTCTTTCTGTTCTTTAAATGTGCTGCCTCAACCAACTTTTTATTCTGACCATAATATTCTACAGCATGTCCTTGTTTACACATGAGTTTATTAATACTCACACCATCACACCATACATCACCTAAAATACGACCAAACTTTCCAGTTTCATCGCCTTTATATGTTTTAATTACAATACGAGAAGCACTTTTCAAATGCTCTTGTAAAAATTTTTTAGACAGAAGACCATATTTTTTTTCTTCTAAATCTCTTGTTCTACTCTCTGGTGTATCAATACCATATAATCTTACTCTTTGTTTGTACATAATATCAAAACCCATATCAAGTATTACATCAATAGTATCACCATCAACTACCTTTGTAACTTTGCTTACTCTATAACTAAAATCTGTTGGGTCACCTAATCTGTTCATTAAATCATTCTCCTACTATCACGCCATACTTGACTTGCACCTGCTTTTCTAAACTGTGCTACTGGCATAAAAATAGATGGTGCATAATCATCTTCTTCCAGTTCTAAAAATCCACTAGCAAATTGTTTTCTTAGATAATGTTTGATTGTTGGTTTAACTTCTCTTATATTTTTTAGTTTACGATAGTCACCTCTAAAACCTCTCTTATCCAATGTCTCTAATAATCTCATTCTCAATGGTATTGGTAAGTAATGAAAGTTAATACCTAAGAACCCACCTGCTGCTGATTGTATTGGCATAACAAGTGGAAATGTATCGTAGTATGGCAATGTTGCTTTAAGTTTAGGGTCATAACGAAAGAAATGTAATTTATTAAAACTAGGTGCTCTCTT